CATCAGCGCCAAACTCTAATTTTTTAGCTTTACGGGAAAACAACAAGCGGTTTAAACGCTCGTACTGTTTTCGCATTCCCAAATCTGTATAGCCAGTTAGTCTGACCTGTACCTCAATTTCACGTTCTTTGTAAGTCGCTCCATAGAGATATTGACCGTCTCGACCTTTTATTTTTGTTGTTTCATGGTTAAAATCGAGGACGTCTCGACCTGTAGTGTTCGCTACAAAAAACGTTCCGTCCTCGTTATTCATTTCTTGATTGAGGCTTACTCCGCCAAATTGAACTTCTAAACCTGAGTTAAATGTCGGTGTGCCTTTTGTCGTGTCATTAAAAATATACATTTAAGTCACCATTAAAGGCTTGAAGCCTTCAATCTTATCCTTTCCTCTTTATTTTGGACGTTTGAAATATCTGAAACAAAGGCTCTGAAATCATTAGAACCGAGAGCGAGGTTAATAACCGCTGGCTCTTTCGACTGGTTGACTTCATAAGTAGCTGATAATGTGCCAGATACATTATTTGAGAAATCGCCCTGCAGCGCATTAGACATCGCTGAAACTCTAGAACCTGCGTCATCGAACATTGAACGAATACCGCCAGCCATTCCAGACACGTTGCTTTTTACAACTTCAAATCCGCTCATTAAAGCTCTATTGAAACCGCCCATGATAGCAAACCCAGCAGGGATAAGCAATCTGCGGTCATAAGAGATAGGACCTTTGTGTGTTGCAATCCAGTTAGCAACTCCACCGATAAAATCAGTAACCGCACTCCAAGCAGCTTTTAACCCACCGAGGAAACCATCCATAATCGCACGACCTGCACCGCTTAAATCAATATTCCATAATCTGCCAAAGAAACCACTAATCGCCTCGATTGCACTTGAAACTCCGCCCTTAAGTGCATCTAATGCACCCAAGAAACCTTCTTTCATGGCGTTTGCGACATTCACCACAGTTTCTTTAATCGCATTGATTGCACCGCTAATAAATTCTTTAATACCATCCCAGATTGTTGTTACAGTATCTTTAATAGCTCCCAAAACAGCGCTAATGATGTCCTTAATTGCATTAATGACAGTCGATATAACTGTTTTAATACCTTCCCAAACAGTCTGAGCTATTCCTTTAATAGCTTCCCAAGCACCGCTCCAATCACCTTTAATAACAGCCGTAACCGCTTTGATGATGCCTGCTATCACGTTCAATACAGTTGAAATAACCGTTGAAATAACAGTCCATACAGTCTGAACGATTGTAGTAAATACATTCCAAATTGCATTCCATACATTTTGAACAATCTGCATGTATGTTGTAATCACGTTTTGGATAACTTGGATAGCGTTTGTTATAACCTGCTGAATAGCATTCCAAACCGCTTCAACGACAGATGTAAGTGTATTCCATACGTTTGTAGCGACCTCTACAATACCGTTCCAAATACCAGACATGAATTCTGCGAATCCATTCCACAAACCTTTGATTGTTTCGATGATTGGTGTGATGAATTCAACGAATCCATTCCATACATTCGTAGAAACCTCTACAACACCGTTCCAAAGATTAGTGAAGAACTCTGTAATGCCGTTCCATACGCCTTTAATCACTTCAACGACCGCTTTTACTACATTGACAATACCTTCCCAAACAGTCTTAGCTATTGAAACAATTCCGTCCCATAGCGTTGAGAAGAACTCTGATAAAGCGTTCCATACATTCATTAATGCCTCTACAATTGGTTTTGCGCCTTCTACAAAGCTGTTCCAAACATTCGAGGCGAATTGTTTAATGCCGTTCCAAAGTCCAGAAAAGAATTCTGTAATGCTATTCCATGCATTCTTGATAGCGTCTATTACTGGTTTAGCCGTCTCTAGGAAACCGTTCCAAACATTTGAAGCCGTTTCTTTGATACCGTTCCATAGGTTAGAGAACCACTCTACCAATCCACTCCAAGCGCCTTGAATACCTTTCCAAGCGTCTGAGGCAACATTGACAATGCCGTTCCATAAACCTATAAAGAAATTTCTGAAACCTTCGCATTTGTTCCATAAAATAACAAACGCTACACCGATTGCCACGACCGCAGCAATAATCAATCCAACTGGTCCAAGGAAAGCAACGATTGCTGAAACTGCTGAACCAATCCAACCACCCACTTTACTGAAAATGTTTAGTCCGATTAGTGCGCCCTTAGCAAGTTTTGAACCTTGAGCCATAAATGTTAATGCCGAGCTTGCAGCTTGAGAACCTTTTGCGATACCGTGTAAAGCTTTCACCACACTTGTAAAGCTTGCTAAACCACCAAAAACAGCCTTGATTGCGCCTACTCCTTTACTCAAACCGATTAAAGCATTTGTCAAAAGTTTTGTTGACCTTTGTGCCACTTTAAAGCCGATAAACGCTGTAGCAATCGCCCTTATCTGTTCTGGGCTTAGACTTTGAACGATTTTAGCAAACGCCTGTAATGCCTGTGAAACTGCACTTAAGGCTTTCCCAACTTTTTCACCGAATGAGGCTGTATCTCCTCCAGAAAGTGAAGAAAATACTTTCTTAACTGCCTCCCAAACTTCGCTCATCGCTTGTTTAAAATCAGATATTGCGCTTGTGTTTGTAAAGCCTTGCCAAAATTCTTTGATTTTAGCAACTGCCGAACCAACAAACGAGGTTATTTTCTCAATAACTGCATCAAAATCGATTTTGCTGAAAAAGCTCTCAATCCCTGTGGCTAGTTTATTAAAATCAACCTTGTCAAGCTGATTCATAATCGCCTCAAGTGCCTTGATACCTGCTTTAGATAACGTGTCAAACGCTGGCTTGAGTTTGTTTGAAAGTGTTTCTTTCAATCCGTCCAAAGCTTGGTCAATCGTTTTATAGCTGGTTGCCATGTCCTGCATGGTTGCCCCTGCACGTTTAAACGCCTCCGCAAAGTCGTCTGTTTTAACTTCTCCAGCTTGAATTTTGAGAATCAAATCATTTAGCGACATTCCCATTTCTTTAGCAACTGCGCTCATACCTGCTGGAGCTTGTTCCATCATGATACGGAAGTCCTGCCAAGTAAGTTTCGGTTTAGCTAGAGCTTGAACCATTTGTTGAGATAAGGACGTCATGGCTTGTTTAGGATTCTCTGCGGATGCAGCAAGACCACCCATAGCTTTTACAAGCTCGCCACTATCATTTCGACCGATTGCCGCCATTTGAGAGAATGTACTTGCCATGTCTGAGGCTGAGTAAATAGTCTTAGTCGCATAATCCTGCATAGCCTCTTTTGCCTCGTTGATCTGGTCTTTTCCCCAACCTAGCTTACTCAAGTTTCCATCAAACGTATCCCACGCCTTTTTCGAGCTATTCAACTCTCCGACCATCTCGCCCATTGTACTTTTGATACTTCCAAAAGCCGATGTAATTGCTGAACCAACAAGATTAGCTCCAAGCATCGATTTAAACATCGAACTGCTCTTATTTGAAATGTTATCGAATGTAGATGATGTCTTTTGAATCCCGTTGATCGCTTTCTGTAACCCGTTCAAAGTAGAACTCATTCCTTTATCGACCGCAGTCAACACCGCTTCGACTGAATAAGTTTCTGCCATTATATACCTCCTTTCATTACATGTTCGCTCTCAGTAAGAGTTGTTTCTCTTCGTCTGAGAGTTGATACTTTTGTTTAGTATCTTTTTTCTTGTAAAAATCACTGTATTTCTTGTATAAAGGAGTTTTTCCGTCCGACTTAGTAGCTTCTACCTGTCTAGATAGCCAAGCAGAACGATGTAAGAGTTCATCTTCATCTTGCTTTCTTAACAACACTCCAGTCATCAACAAGTCATACTCGTACATTGTCATACGACCAATCTCGTTCATGTCTGTAATGTTTAAAAATCGGACACAATTAATAATGATTTCCTCAAACGTTTCTAGAGATGATTTCTCGATTATTTCTTCTTGAGACCTTGGTTCATCTCCGACAGCAAAGACTTACCCGCATTTGACTCACTCAATTCTTGAAGTACATCATCAAACAATTGTTCTAAATCTTCGCACTCTTCAACGTAAGTTTCAACTTCCGATAAAGAAGGACGTGGGCTTTCTGTAACTGTTCCGTAGTAGATAATATCAGCCAATGATGCGATATTCTTAGCGTACAATTCAGGGATTTTAGCAGATAGAGCCATTCCGAATTTTAAACCTTGTTGCTCGATTGGATAAGCTTTATCCAACGCACGAACGAATTTCACTCCGAATTTAATGTTGTAAGTTTTATCATTAATTTTTAATTGCATTGTTGTTTTCTCCTTTTTCTAAATAAATACAATAAAAAAGAGAGGCGTTAACCTCTCTTAATTTCTAACCTAGACCAGGTCCTGCAGCAACTGGGCTTGCTGGACTAGCTGTTCCTTTTGTTGTATCAGCGAATTCATATTGAACCACTTCCGCTTGACTAGTGTTAAGAGTTGCATAACCTTTAACACCAGTACCGTTTACAGCAAATTCAAGTTCTAACTCGATTAAATCTTCTGCGTTTTTAGTTTTCTTGAATGATGTTAAGTAACCTTGATAATACACTGACTCGAATTTATCGCCTTTTTTCTTAGCGTTCTTTTCAATTTCCCAAACTTCAACGAGTTCGCCTTTGTCCATAGCTGTTTCTAGCTTAGCGACAAGTTCATCGTCTTCCGCCATGATTGTTGTAGCAGTGATTGAAACTTCAATACCACCGACTGATTGTAAAACACCGTCTTTAGTTTTAACTGAGTTTGTGTCACGGCTCTTTTCTGTTGAGTGTTCAGTTTGGAATGCTAATTTAGCACCGTCTGCTTTGCTTGCTTCGCCTAATAAGCGAAATAATAAAATACTGTCAATACCTTTTTTTGCAACTGGCATTTATTTAACCTCTTTCCTTATAAAATTGTAAATACTAGACGAACACGACCACGCTTGAGCGGTTCGATTGTCGTGTTATCATCGAAAATCGATATTGTAGATTGTGAAACATTCAAGGCTACATAATAGCCGTCCGCCTCAACAATCTTCATCGATTCTGCTAGGATACTCGAACACATATCCGATACTTGTTTTCGTTTTTTGCGGGTACTCCATACGGACAGAACCAATTCGACCGTGCCTTTCACGTCCGTTTTATTTGGTACGAGTATAGAGGTTGTATCCTCTAACTCAACGAACGGATAAGGAGCATCATCGTCTGGCTTATAATCGTATGTCTTATATCCCAATAAAAGACAACGCTTGAACACGCTGTCGAAAATTGCTTGCTCTCTTGATTTCATTTAACCAACCTTTCCAAATCATTTTTAAATAGTTTTTTCTGTTCGTCAAAAGCTGGCTTGATAAACGGTTGTGCGCTCATTTTGCGAGTTCCTAATTCAACGTAAGCAGCGTAAGCAGTCCCTGGAGCCACTCTATATCTAAATCTATCTATCTTGCTACTGTTAACAGAGATAGAACGCTTAGTCGCCCCTGTCGGTTTGACAAAATGTTTATTTTTGCCTCGACCCTCATAGTGCCCTCTGAACTTGGAAGCGTTGTTTACTGCTTTTTTCTGCATTTCAGTACCGTGTTTCTCAACGATACGCTCAACTTCTTCCATCTTAGCGACTCTTTGAAGTTTAGTTTGAAGTTTTTCAAGGCCTTTTAATTCAAATTGTAAGCTACCCAACAGAATTATCCTTCTCTAAATAGAATACTCTCCCAGACTGTTTATCCGCACTACATTTATAGCGTTCATTTCGATAGTTTAGATAAGTGAATGAGATTTTAGGTGCGTTTTGGAAATAAACCACTTTTGAACCTCGTTTATACTCTCCAAAAACTGCGACTTGCTTATCGATGCCCAAGTCCATTACATGAACTGGAACAATCAACCCTTCATCTTCACTAGAAGTATATTCGCCCGTTTCTGGATCATACTCTTCTTGTTTCTTAGTGATAATCTCCACTCTTTCGTTATATCTCATAGCATCTTAAACCCCGCATTAAATGTTTTTGAACAAACTCGCTTAATCACACTATCGTATTCTTTGAAATCATCAGAGTTAAATGTCATAGACGTACCTTCCAAGGAATGATTAGTCATCCCTTCAGCGCCTATTCTATTGAATCGTTTAATAATGACCTCAGTAATAATGTACTCAAGGCCTTCTGGGACATCATCCACACCTGCGTAAGCTAAAAAATTAGCAGTTGTCAACGTTGCTATGGTTGTCAGTAGCTCATCTTGGAGATTGTCCTCAATCCCTAGCAATATCTTAGCTTGAGTGATATTTTTCATGCTATCCCTCCAATACTGCGATAAGTTCCTCTTTGTTCAACGTTGAATAACCTTTGATATTACGATCTTTCGCAATATCTTGTAGTTCTTTAACTGTTAAGTCGCTATAATTGATAGCTTCAGTTTCAGCAGGCTTTTTAGGGTGATGTCGTCGTAACATCATCCCCATATTAAGCGCCTCCGAATTTTACAACTTTTGTAGGGTCGTATAAGTAAACACCATAGTGTTCGTCACCAGTGATAACAGTAGTTTTCTTTAAAATATCACGGTCTGTTTCAATAGCCACATCACGTTTTAAATTAATAACGAAAGCGCCATATTTCGCTACATCGTCTGTATCTGTTTCAACTGCAGAAACTTTAACAAGGAAACCTTTACCTTTTTCAACTTTCTTAGATCGTACAATTTGAACGCCGTGTGCTTCACCGAATGTACCAGATACAACGATGTTAGCACCGATTTCTGAACCACGAACCCATTCTTTAGCAGTGTCTTTACGTAAGTCGATAGCGTCTACAGGATTGATAATCGCAACATAGCGTGCATCTTCTTCGTCCGCGAAGACTGCTAAGGCTTTATCAAGTGCATCACCAGTTGTAGGTGCTTCAGCAACAAATTGAGTAGCTTTCTTAGCTTCTTCAACTAAGTCATTGTCTACTTTATTCGCAATAGCTAAAGCGATTTGGTGTGTTGCTTGACCGATTGGGTCTCCTAAACCAGAAAGAACAGCTTCGTCTGTTAATTCAATACCTTTACCAGCTTTTTTGATTGTCATTGTAGACTTTTTAGTAGTTAATTGGTCAGGCTCGATTGCTACGCCTTCCTCAATATCTTTAGCATCGCCAGAATATTCCCATTTTGGAACTGTTAAAGTGTTTCCTGGTTGTCCTACTAACTCACGCTCAACGTAAGCAAGTGGTGTGAATTTAATCATTTTTGGTAATTTAGCTGAAACCATGTCAGCCATAACTTCAGGGTTTAC